ACTGTTGAGATTGTTACTATTGATGTAGAATCTCATGATACCTATTTAATAAATGACTATGTAACACACAATAAAGGAGGAAACTCACATAGTGATTTATCAGCCCCATCAGCCCCAGCTAATTTAGCTTATACTGAAGTTAATGGTCAAAACCATAATATTACATGGGATGCTGTAAGTGGTATAACAGGATATAGATTACAAGTTGATAATAATTCAGATTTCTCATCACCTATAATTGATGAAGATGAATATACTTCAACTACATTAAATGTTGTAACTGCTTTAGGAAGTGGAACATTCTATGCCAGAGTAAGGTCAATTGACCATGGATTGAATGGAAACTACTCAGGTACCTTGACTATTAGTAGATAATTTTTATCGTTTTGAAAAAAACTATATATTTATATATACAAAGTAAAAGTTAACAAAATATTTTAAAAATGGCAAAAGAAATTAAGTTTACAGAAGAAGAAGTTGGAAAAATCAATTCATTAAGACAAGATGTTTCTAATCTATTTGTTCAATTAGGACAATTACAAGTTGAAAAACGAAGAAGAGTAGAAGAAATTGAAAATTTAGAAAATGAATTGTTAAATAAACATTCAGCTTTAGTACAAAATGAGAAAGATATGTTCTCAGAATTGAATGGAAAGTATGGAGATGGTAACTATGACCCATCATCAAACACATTCGTACCGGTTTCTGAAAATAAAGAAACTAAGTAAAAAATATATTTTCAATAAAGTTATTAATACTTATATAAGAGTATTCATATACAAAAAACATAACAAGGAGTAAATAAAATGGCAGAAAAAATTGTATCACCTGGTGTATTTACGAGAGAAAATGACCTTTCTTTCTTATCACAAGGGATTGGTGAAATTGGAGCAGCAATAATTGGACCTTTCCATAAAGGACCTGCTTTCGTACCAACCGTTGTTAATACACAATCAGAATTCGAAGAAATATTTGGTGTACCTAATGGAGATTACTATACAGGATATACCGTACAAAACTACCTAAGAGAAGCAGGAACAGTAACTATTGTTCGTGTTGGTCATCAAGGTGGTTATTCACAAGTTAAACCTTTAGGAATTGAAGTAAGTGGTTCTACCGCACAAGGTGGAAGAAGATTAATCGGTGTTTTAAACGCAACACATCAAGGTTCTCAAACTGTTGGATTTGCAACAGCTTCCAATATCATTGATTCACAACCATCAGCATCAGCTTTCCTTATTAGTGGTTCAGACATAGGAACATCAGTATCCTCATCTGTACTACCAAGTGCAGGAAACGATATATCTGATGTATTTGGAGAATCTGCTAGAGGTTCTAAAAAAGCATATGCTCACAAGTACTTTGAAAAAGCGGCTGTTGACCATACATCGTATTTATCACAAAGTGGTTCTCAAGTAAAATCAATAGAATTGGCAACACAAGATTTCACACAAGATATTCAACATGCCTCAACTCCATGGATACAATCACAGTTGATTTCTGGTGAAAGACATAATTTAATTAAGTTCCATACTTTAGGTGATGGTACTAATTACAACAAAGAATACAAAATAGGTTTCTTTAATGTAAAAGCAGCTGGTTCTACTAACTCTACTGATTATTCAACATTCTCAGTTGTAGTAAGAGGATACTCTGATACACATAAAAGACCAATTATTCTTGAAACATGGAATAATGTAAACCTAGACCCTGCATCACCAAACTATATTAAGAAAAGAATTGGTGATATGAACGTTTCTATCGATTCAGTTGGTAAAATGAACATGAGTGGTGATTATCAAAATAACTCTAAATTTATTAGAGTAGAATGTTCTGATGAAGGTTCATTCCCAATAGTTGCTGCACCATTTGGACATGCAGCATACGTTAATCCAATTTATGTTGGTTCTAATGGAACAGAAGCTATGATACCATCAGTTATATTTTCAACTGGTTCGGGAGATAACAATGGTTCTAAGAATATACAATATAGTGGTATTGATTTAGAAACTGCAGTAGTAAAAATTGATAACAACAGTTACTTATCTCCAATACCTGCTTCGGCAACTAGTGGTGGTAATACTGCTTTCTCATTCGATGCAGCATTTACTGCAATCGTAGATGGTGTTGTTGCAACTAAAAACTTTGCATATACATTATCAACATCAGATACTGCAACAACTATTAATAAAAGACAATTTATCGTAGGATTCCAAAATGGATTCGATGGTAGTAACCCAACAATCAAAGAAGCTAAATATGGTGATTCTGATTGGGGTGCTGGAAACTCACAAGGATTTAACTTATCTACTTCAACTGCAAGTGGTTCAGTTTCTTATGTGAAGGCAATCAATTCAGTATCTAATCCAGATGATTTCGATATCAACTTAGTATCTACACCTGGTGTTGTAAGAAGATTACACTCTTATGTATTTGATAAAGTAGTTGATATGGTAGAAGCTAGAGAAGATGCATTCTTTATCGGTGATATTACTGATGGAGGAGATACTATATCAGATGCTACATCACAAGCAAGTAGTATAGATTCTAACTATGTAGGTTCTTACTACCCATGGGTTAAGACAATAGATTCAAGAACTAATAAACTAACAACTATACCACCATCAGTATTGATGCCAGGTATATATGCGGCCAACGATGCGGTTGCTGCTGAGTGGTTTGCACCAGCTGGTTTAAATAGAGGTGGTATCGTAGGTGCGGTATCTGTATTAAACAGATTAACACATTCAGAGAGAGATACACTATATGAAGGAAAAGTTAATCCAATTGCTCAGTTCCCAGGAGAAGGTATCGTAGCATTCGGACAAAAAACTTTACAAGATAAGGCATCTGCACTTGATAGAATCAACGTAAGAAGATTAATGATTAAAGTTAAGAAGTATATTGCTTCAACTTCAAGATACTTAGTATTCGAACAAAACACTTCTCAAACGAGAGGTAGATTCTTAAATACTGTGAATCCTTATTTAGAAGGAATACAACAAAGACAAGGATTGTATGCATTTAGAGTGGTGATGGATGAGAGTAATAACACACCAGATGTAATTGACAGAAATATATTGGCTGGACAGATTTTCTTACAACCAACAAAAACTGCTGAATTCATCGTGTTAGACTTCAACATCTTACCGACAGGGGCATCATTCTCGGCATAATTAATTAAAAATAAAAAAGAACTATATTTATAGTAGAATATAATTAGGAGAAAACAAAATGGCAGAAGTATTAGAATTTAACGATATGTTTTATACCAACTTCGAACCGAAGATGAAGAATAGATTCATCATGGAAATCGATGGTATCCCTTCATATCTTATAAAAACAGCAAACAGACCTTCAATTCAATTTGAAACTGTTACACTAGACCACATTAACGTTAAAAGAAAACTTAAAGGAAAAGGTGAATGGCAAGATGTAGAGATTACTCTATATGACCCTATCGTTCCTTCAGGAGCTCAAGCAGTAATGGAATGGGTAAGATTATCACATGAATCTTTAACAGGTAGAGATGGATATGCAGATTTCTATAAGAAAGATATCCAATGTTATATGTTAGGACCAGTTGGTGATAAAATTGAACAATGGACTATGAAAGGTGCATTTATCAACAATGCAGTGTTTAATGATTTAGATTGGTCAAATGCCTCTGACCCTGCTGAAATTACTTTAACACTATCTTATGATTACGCAGTTTTAGAATTCTAATACATATTCAACATATTTATAAAGGAAAAAGTTCTCTTAGTGAGAACTTTTTTTGTGCTTAATTTTTAAATTTCTAAATATTATATATTTATATACAAATAAATAAACTAACGTTATGGCAAAATTTGATTTCCCTACTGAAATAGTAGATTTACCTTCAGGTGGTAAAATGTACACCGAAGGACACCCGTTATCAAAGGGTACTGTTGAGATAAAGTATATGACCGCTAAAGAAGAGGATATACTTGCTTCACAAAATTTGATAAGGAAGGGGGTGGTTCTCGATAAACTCTTTGAATCTGTTGTAGTAGAAGAAGGTTTGGATATTGGTGATATATTCATTGGTGATAAAAATGCAATCCTTTTAGCAACTCGTATCTTAGGATATGGACCAGAATACAAAGCAGAAATAATAGACCCTTCTAGTGGAGAACCACAAGAAGTACAAATAGACCTTTCTAAAATACAAATTAAAGAAGTAGATAGTTCTAAATTAAATGGTGATAATAGATATGACTTTGAATTACCAATTTCAAAGAAAAAGATTGTATTTAAATTATTAACTCATAAAGATGAGGGAGATATAAATGCAGAGATACAGGCAATACAAAGACTTCAGAAAAAAGGAAGTGAACCTGTTTCACAAGAAGTATCAACAAGATTAAGATATATGATTCAAGAGGTTGATGGTAATACCGATAGAGGTTTTATCAACAATTGGGTTAAAAACAATCTTTTAGCTCGTGATTCGAGAGCTTTGAGAAACTATGTAAGAGACATCTCACCTGATTTGGATTTGACATTCCAATTCACCTCTGACATAACAGGAGAAGAGGAGGCCCTAGATATCCCCTTTGGGGTTGGGTTTTTTTACCCTTCCGAGTAACTACTCGATACAACTACATAACCAAATTTGGGAAATGGTTAACTATGGTAATGGATTTACTTGGTCAGAAGTATATTCGATGCCAATTCATTGGAGAAACTTCTACTTTAAGAAATTAGTAGATGCCAAGAAAAAAGAAAAAAAGGAACACGATAAGGCCACTAAACAAGGTGGTGCTAAAGGACCAAATGTAAGAGTGAGGAAATAATTCCTCACTTTTTTTTTACCCTATATTTATATTAGTATAAAACTATATAGGAGAAACTCATATGGCAAAAGAATTAAAAGAAGGATTATTTTCGGCTACGAAGAAATTCACAGATGCATTTTTTGATGGATTAAAATCAAATGCAACTAATAGTGCACTTAAGGCTGCAAAGAAAAACAAAAAAGTACCATCTCAACTTGTAAGAAAAATGACCGAGTTGGAGAAGTTATCAAAAGAATTAAAAGCAGATTTAGAAAAATACTCATAGGATATCAAATAAATGGCTGCATCAGACGAAATAAGAAAATTAAAGGAAACCACAGCTGCTGCTAAGGCAGAGATGGATAAACTATTGAAGGGTGCTGATGCCTTAGAAAGAAAGGCAATCAAAACAACAGATGCATATAAAGACCAAGTAACTATCCTTAGAGAAACTAATGAGCAAATTAAAGATAAATTAGGTAATGAAAAATCTGTCATAGATTCTATAATTCAACAAGAAGGTAAATTAAAAGGGTTAACAGGATTACAAGCTTCTTTAGTAGAGTTAGATAGAAAAAGACTTAAAGAACAAGATAAAATAGATGCTTCATATGGAGGTACACATGATGCAATAAATTCAATAGCTTCTTTAAATCAAGAACTATTATCAATGTCTGCAGAAGATGTTATTGGTAGAGAAAGAATCCAACAATCAATTCAAGACCAATTATATGATTTAATTGGAATGGAAGGGGTTACTGATGGAATTGTAGAAAATTTAGAGTCTCAGTTTGAAAAAGCTAAAAAGGTATCTTCATTATCAGAAAAACAACAAGGTTTACTAAATAAACAAATGGCTGTATATGAAGGAATGAAGGATACTATTGGAGGAATCCTTGAAACTGCATCATTACTTTCAAAAACAGTAGGTGGAGTATTGGGTGGAGCTTTAATAGGAGCTGGATATGCAGCAGAGGCTATTGGTAAGAATGTTAGAGAATTTGGTGGATTCTTGGGAATGGCCACAGTTCAAACAACTGCACTTGGTCTTGTATTTGATGATGCGGCGGCAGTATCAAAAACACTTGCAAATGAATTTGCGGGTGTAGAGGGAACTTCTTTTAGAACACAACTGAATACGAATCTAATGGCCGTTAACATGGGTATTAGTGGAGAATCAGCTGCAAAACTTACAGGTATTTTAGCAAGGTCTGCTAACTTAACCGCAAAACAGGCTCAAGATTTAGCACAACAGACAAAAGATTTTGCTAAACAACAAGGAGTTATACCATCACAGGCAATGGAAGATATTGCTCAGAATGCAGAATTATTTGCTTCATATGGTGCAAATGCAACAAAAGAATTAGCTAAATCAGCAGTTCAAGCGGCAAAACTTGGTGTATCGATGAGTACACTTGGTAAAGTAACAGATGGGTTACTTGATTTTGAATCATCAATTACAAAAGAATTAGAACTATCAGCTATATTAGGTAGAAATATAAATCTAACGAGAGCAAGAGGACTTGCTTTCCAAGGAAAAATTGGAGCATCAGTTAAGGAAACAATAAAACAACTTGGTGGACAAGTTGCATTTGAAAAAATGAATGTTATTGAGAAACGAGCTGCTGCCGAAGCATTAGGATTATCAGTAGAAGAACTTTCCAAAATGGCTAAAAACATGGATAAGTTAAATGATGATGGTACAATGCAATTATCAACATTTGAAACTTGGTCACAAAGTTTATCAGCATTTGCATCAGGACCACTTGGTAAATCATTAAAAGGATTAGGTGGATTTGCAATCGCTGCAGGACAAGCATCTCCTTTCTTAAAGGATATGGGTATAAACATGGGTGGTATGGTTAAAAACTCTGCAAAGGTACTTAAAAACCTAACAATGATGGCTGCTTCTGGTATTGGAAAAGTATTTGGAGGAGCTGGTGGTGCATTAGGTAGAATGGCAACTGGCTCAGCTAAATTTTTGAAAAATTCAACTGTTGGCCAAAAGGCAAGTGGTTTATTTGGTAGGTTAAAAGCTGGAGCAATGAAAGGTGTTGGAGATACTCCAAAAATAACCGATTCAGTTACACCAGATGTTGGTGATAAAACAGGTGGTGGTGTTAGTAAATTAACAGGAGCCATGAAAGGAATAAAAATGACCGATGTAGTTAAAGGTGCGGCAGCAATGGTTTTAATTGCAGGTTCACTCTTTATACTTGGAAAGGCATTACAAGAATTTTCTAATGTTGGATTAAAAGAAATAGGAATGGCAATAGGTGGTATGGTACTACTAACTGCGGCGATGTTTGGATTGGGGTTATTATTTAGTGGACCTCAAGCGGCAGTAATATTAACCGCCGCCGCTGGAATGTTCTTAATCGGTGCGGCCGTTGCGGCATTAGGATTTGGATTAAATCAATTAGCAAGTGGATTACAAACACTTACTGTAATTGGGCCACATCTAACTGGTCTAATATCGATGGTAGGTGGAATATTTATGTTATCTGCGGCATTTGCTGCATTAGCTGTTTCACTTGGATTATTGGGAGTTGCTGGTATTGCGGCGTTACCAACTCTATTAGGATTGGGAGTTGCTGGAGCAGGATTAGGAATGTTATTTAGTGCATTTGGTGGTGGAGGTGATAATAGTTCATCCGAAGTATCATCTGTTGAAAATGAATCACTAAGTATTATAAGTGAACAAATAACTGCTGGATTACAAGGAGTTGTAACAGCAATACAAGATAAGAGTTTTGATGTTTATATAGATGGAACTATTGTAACTGATTTAATAGGTAAAAAATCAGAAAGTAAAATGAGTAACTCTGCATACGGAGCTTCTAACACAGGATAATAATATATGCCAACATTAAAAGAAATATACGAAGGACAATCAAGTTGGATTTTTGGTACTAACTATACCTCTTTAAAATCTGATACAGAAACTCTTGTCGAACAAGAAACAAGTGGTATTAGAATCAAATCTGCAGTTGAAATAAACAATCCTTTAATATATGGTAATGAATCAACTCGTATTGCAATAAGAAGTACCCCTACACTTGATAAGATGAAAGATTCTACTGGTGGTGAAGGAGGAGATGGTGGATTAATCGGAAAAGGTATAGCAGCATTAACAGGAGGAAGTTTAAACTCACTAAGTGATGTAAGAGATAAATTTAACTCAAAATTAGGAATACCTACTTCGGCTATTCCAACTTTTGTAGATAATCATGGTGATTTACAAAAAGGTGCAGAACCTGATACCATGATTACACTTGGAAAAATACGAAAAGATGCAGCAGGAACTGAACTTGGTAAGTTTTTAAAAAATAGTGGTGGTGGTAATTTTCAAACAATTGGTAGAAATTTATTAGGACAAGGTATTTCTTTAGTTAAAGATAAAGCAAGAGATGTTCTTTTAGGTAAATCACAATCTATTGGAGAAAATATATTAGGTGGTGGAACTAGTGAAGATTCTGCTTTTCCATATAGTTCACAACAATCATATTCAACTTCAATAAGAAATGCAAAAAATAATGAAGCTGACCCTAGTAAGATTCAATCACAAGGTACAGAAAAAGTATCTGAATTAACTAGTAAAACAAAAGAAGGTTTATTCAAGAAAAAAACAATAGGTGAAAGTATTTCTAATAGTAATAGTTCATTAGATAGTGATAGAGAATATCGTTCAGATGCTCCTTACACAAAATATGTAGAAACTTACCTAACAGAAGATAGTGAAGAAACTGATTTAGAAATACCATCTGCAGAAACAGAAGATGATTTAGCTAAAAAAACAGCAAAAAGTCAAGAAAAAAATAAAAAATTAGGAGAAGATACTACTCCAAATATAGAATACTCAAAAGAAAATAAATATTCAAGTATAGTTAGAGATGAGGCAACAGATGATGACCAAAGTGGGGAATTTACTAGAATAGATTTAACTACATTACCACAAAACTCAACAGATAGAGGAACATCATTTTTTAGATTACCTCAATATTCTAAAAATCCATATGATATAGATTTGAGATATCCCAAAAAAGCTGGTTCTAATGAACCTAGTGCTAATATGGATTCTTTATATGGTATTACAAAAGGAAGTGATAAATTAAATTCAAATGGTATATCTGGTGAAGGTAATTCTAAAGAAGATTTAGAAAATTCTGATTTAATTCCATTTTGGATAAGACCATTGGGTGGTAATTCTGTACACTTCAGAGCTTCTTTAACTGGTATATCTGAAAATGTTACACCTTCTTGGAGTGGCAATAAATTTTATGGTAATCCATATAGTTTTTATACCTACCAAGGTGTTGAAAGAAATTGTACTTTTACATTACAACTGTTCTGTTATAATGAATTAGAATTGGCTGCAATGTGGGAAAAGATATCAATTGTAACTAAACAATGTTATCCAACAATTGGTGGAGAGGTGGATAGTAGAAAATATGTAACACCACCTATTATTCAGTTTAGATTAGGTAGTATGTATAATAATAAACAAGGGTTTATAGAATCATTAACATATAATATACCTGATAATGGAACTTGGGAAATTGCACAAAATGGACTTTATTTACCAAAACTTGTTGATGTTGCATTAACAATTAAGTTAATTGAATCTGCTGGTGATGAAAATGTACTTTATAATTATGGAAGAAGTGATGAAGCAACAAAATCTATAAACGAAAAAAGAAAAAGTAGTTTCGAATCAGACCCTCAAACAGGTGGTGGTACTGATAATATAGGTGGAGGAGCACAATCTAATACAGAATCAAGTCCTAGTGTTAATGTTAACAACGAAGGTATTCCACAAACTGAAGAAGAACAAGCAAAAAGTAATGATGGTATAAATAAAAAACCAAAATCATTATCACCTAAAGGTTCTTCAGAAACACCAAAAGAATCAGATAATGGAACATCAACTTTTAAAAGTGAACAATCACAAACTAGAACAGAATTAGAAAAAAAGAAAGAAAAACTAAAATCTAAGGGTGTAGATGATTGGGCAACTGAAAGAATTGCTGCATCTAATTTTGATGAAAATAGTGTAGAGAAAATTTCAAATATTGATGGTAATCCTTGTTTCTATTTTACTCAAATTGGTACTTTAAAAGGACAGGAAGTTAAAAAGGAGTTCGTTGTTTATCAAACAGATATTTTCAGTCCAACTATGGGTAGACAAATTATTGGTAAACAAGAATATAGAATTTGGGTAAAACAAAATGTAGATGACCCTATTGGAACTCAACAAGAAGTTTACAAAAAAGCAGTAGCTGAAGAAGATGCGAAATACGAAAAAGAAGAAACTCAAAGAAAAGCTAGAGAAGACAGAGAAAAGAAGAGAAATGAAACTAAAAAAGCAAATCGTGATGAGAATCTAAAAAAGATTAAAGAACGAGATGAAAAGAGAAAAGCTGATAAACAGACAAAATTAAAAGAATTAAAAGCAGGTATATAATAGATGGCAAATAGTAGATATACAAATAATAAAAGTAAAAAACTGAAAGATGGTAGAGAGGTATATAAATCTAAAATATACCCTACTATACCTTTACAAGATAGTGACCTATATATTGTAACTCAAACAGGAGATAGGATAGATACACTTGCATATCAGTTTCTTGGTGATTCATCTTTGTGGTGGATAATTGCATCTGCAAATAAAATACATGATTCTTCACTTGCTTTTGAAGATGGTACTATTCTTAGAATACCAAAAGATTTTAGAAAAATTATAAACGATTTTAATAAATAAAAATATGTTATTTCCATTATTAGCAAATATAGAAGATGCAGTAGCAAGTAAAATGACATCCAGAGCTGGAAAAAATGATGTAGCTAGTGGAATGACATCATGGATTCGTGTAGCTTCCGCAGCAAATGATGAAGGATTTGTTATGGAATCACTTCCACCATCAGATTCATTTAATGACAGATATGGATTTAATAAAAATAATGATAGTGGAAGGATAGGACAAACATTTGCTGGTAAATCAATATCAGTAGATGTAACTGATAGAAAAGGAAGACCTTCACCTATAATTGAGGGATTAACAATAGAATTTGGAGCAGGGGGTTTAACAAAAAAAGCAAAATTTAATATTAAATGTTTTACATTAAACCAAGCAGATAAACTTTCAGAATATTTTATTGAACCAGGATATACTGTTTTAGTAGAGTGGGGATGGAATACCGATGCATCAGTTAATCAGAAAATTGATTTAAGCCCTTGTAATATGGCCAAGTTTAATTCGTTTCAACATAATAAGAAAAAAATAGTTGATTCTAATTATGAATATGGTGGATTTTTAGGATTCATAACACAAGGTGGACTTACTTATGAAGAGGGAGAAATTTATAATTTATCAGTTGAATTAACTACTATTGGTGAGATACCAGCATATATTCAATCAAATAAAGGAGCAGTTGGGGGTAAAGTTGATGGAAAAAGTGGAAAAAGTTTTAAAGAAACAACAATAGAAAATGAAAGTGAAGATGGGCTTGTTGGAAAGGCTCTTTTTATGCAGATGTATAATAGGTTACCACAACAAAAACAAATTGAACCAATAAAGGTATTATATGAAAGTGGGACAGATACACGAGGTAATTCATGGTCGGATGATGGTAACTTTATCAATATGGATGATGAAATTAGAAAATCATTAATAGAAGATTTAACTGATACTGATGTTGAAACTAATGAAGATGATTCTAGTGCAAAGATACCTGAAGGAATTCCTCTTGTAGCTAATCATTCATATATTAGATTAGAACTTGCATTTAAAATATTATCTACATATCAAACAAATATGAAACCCAAGCAAGTTAAGAATTGTGAGGTTAAATCATATTCTTATGAAATATGTATTGATTATACATTATGTAGAGCACATAAATTTATGTTTTCTATTGATGGTGGTAAATTACTCATTCCAAATACAAATACTCCTGAATTTAATTTAGTAAGTTCATTAACATCAAGTGAACCAATTGACAGTTACTTTAATGCTAGTGGAACTCCAAAGAAAACAGCAAACTTAAATCAATGGAGAAATTCCATATTTGCTGGGGGGATTACTAATGCAGAAGATTATGCATTTCCACAAATAAAACCTTTAAATGAATATAAATGGCCAGATGGTGTGGTAACACAAGAATTTGAAGCACATACTTATGGATATTTAAAAGATTTATTTATAAATTTTGAATTCTTTCTTGAGGTACTTGGAAGAACAAATTATGTTAATAAAGATTTATATTACGAAATATTAAATGGATTATCAAATGGTGTAAGTGGATTTTGGCAATTTGAAATAAATGAAGTTCCAGATACAAGAAAAGGTAATGAGGGTAATTTTCATTTAGCAGTACATGATTTAACTTTATGTAAACCAGATGCAACAATTTTTGATAAATGTGCAAAATTTGATTCATCAGGCCCAAATACTCCATTTTTACAATCAAATTTTGATTTATCAATACCAGCTGCAATGCAGAACATGATAACAGGTCAACGAAGTGCGGCGGAGGTAAATACTCAAGAATCGGGTGATACTGATGTTACTGTGGCCAATTCTGCCTTATTTGCTAAAAAACCAGATAGAGTATTATCTATATTAGATTCATTTCAAATCAAAGAAGAACAAAAAGCTGATGATGATGGTGGTGAGGTTGATGAAGATTCTGAAGATGAAATTAGAAAAGCAAACTATGAACTATTTATGTCAAAGGCTACTGTTCTACCTAGTGTTAAAGGAAGAGATGATGATTACGATGCAGCAGAAGGTGCTTGGTATAATGTATTTAACAATGCAAATGCATCAATAGAAGATATACTTTTTGTAGGAGCATGGAATGATTCACTTGCATTAAGAAGGTTGTTTTTAGGAAAATCTGATAATAAATCATCAACTAATGTTCTTGTACCAATAAAATTTGGTTTTACAACACTTGGTATTACTGGAATAGTAACAGGACAGTTATTTAGAATTAATGATATACCAAAAAGATATGCTAAAAATGCTTTTCAAGTAACAAAAGTAGGACATGAATTAACTGATGGTCTATGGAGAACAACCGTAGAAGGTACAATGAGGAACTTTGGATAATGAGTAATATGATAGATAAATATGATAACCTAACTGGTTTTAAACAAAAATTTTCTAAGTTAGATGTAAAGACTCATTTTCCTAAATTAAATGAAAGTGATTATAATAGAGGATTTATTACTAGATATTTTGTACAAAAATCGAATGATACAAATTCGCCCATATATGAAATATCTTCATCATCATATTCAAGTTATAATAATAATCCATTTTTTATAGCATCTGCAGTTAGATGGAGAATAGTTGGACCTAAAGAAACAGTATATGATGAAGATGGGAGTATTGTTGATAAATCTGTCTCTGAATCAAATAGAATATCTATAAATTTACAATCTAAAAAAATTCCCAACCTAAAATTATATTTACCAAATTTATTACAATTTTACAAAAGTTAATATATATAGATATACAACTAAATTAGGTTACATGAATTATCTTACAGAAGAAGAAAAACAACAATTACTTTTTGATTGGAGATACAAAGGATTTTCTACAATAGAATTACTTAGTGAAGAGGAATGTGATGAATTGAATGAAGAATTAGAAAAACTTCGTAAGCAAAGACAAGAAACAACAAAAGAAGATGGTAGTGAATGGGGAGAATATGACCCATTTATGTATCCACACAAATTATCAGAAAAATTTGAAAAAATATTTTCTCATCCTAAAATTATAGAAGCAACAGAATTTTTACTAAATGGTAAAATAAATGGAACACAAACTTGGTGTTACTTTAAACCACCAGGTCAATTAGGTAGAGATATGCATCAAAATGCATTTTATACAGGATGTAAACATAATGAATATTTAAACATTACTGTTGCACTAGATAATCACGATAAAGAAAATGGTGCAGTATGGAACTATGAAGGTACACATAGATTAGGTTTATTACCAATTGAAATAGATGAAGAAAGGGTAAAAACAAATCCTAAAAATTGGTCTAATGAAAGAGGTAAACCTTGTGTAATGCCTGAAGGACATAATTTCAAAAAAGTAGAAGGTACTACTAAAAAGGGTAATGTAGTTTTATTACATTCACATACAATACACGGTTCAGAACCAAATTACTCAAATAGATTTAGAAGAAGTTTTTTAGCAGGATATTCGTTAAAAGGAATTGAATTTAAAAAGGGTGGACATATGAAGAGAGAACCTATTGATATTTATTCATTACAAAACAAATATTGGTAATTTTGACATTACAAGATAGATTAAAATACGAAAAGAATTTTATTGAATCTAATCCAATATTATGTTCACCATCTGAAAGTGAAATTAATAAAAGTGGTTTATTAGATAAATTTATAGAAAGATACGATAAATTTAGTATAGTAATATACAATGAAGTTTTTAAAAATACCAATGCATTATACAAAATTTGTGATATTATAGATGAGAGTAAAAAGGAGGTGTTAATATCATCATCAACAACCACCGAAAACTATCTTTTCATGCATCCACTTTCTAATTTATATTTTTGGCAAGGTAGTAAACATAAAAGTAAAATTAATTGGGATTCTGAAAATATTAACTGGTTTGATAAATCTCTATATACTAATTTTAGTAAATCTGTAAAGGGGATTATATCTGTAAGAAAATCCAATGAGATAAGAACTAGAATTTTTAGTAAAATAAAAGAATTTGAAGGTGTATGTAGATATGCAAATTGGGTTCATAGTGAAATAGAAGAGACAGAAGAAGTATTAAAGTTAGTAAATAACTTTCCAACTATAACTGAACTAATATCGGAGTATTTAAAATCATATGTATCTTTCGTGGTGGAAACGTATCAAGAATCTGAAATACAAAACCAACTATCAGATAAAACATTATTTGCATTTCTTACAAAAACTATGCCTATTGTATATGGGGGTAAAAACTATATCAAAGAATTAAAGAAAATGGGTTTTTATGTTTGGAATGATGAATTTGGATATGGTGATGGTGATAATTATCATTCTTCTTTACCTATAAAAATAAATAAATTTTCTAATTGTATTGATTATTATAATAGATACTCAATAGATGATATTTCACTACTTTATGATTTAAATAAAGAAAAAATAGAAAAAAACTTCGAAATAGCAAAAATAGTGTTAGAAAATAGAGATTGGTGGGAAACTAATATAAAAGAAGCAGAAAATTTCTTATAAAAAGCTTGGATATATCATTTATTTTTCGTATATTTACTATGTAAATAATTAATAACAGTTAAAACTTAAATAAATGAATTACTTAGTACATCCTCAACATATCGTATCAAGAGCCCTTGGTATCGATTCTTTCACAAAAATGATTAATGACGAACAAGTTCAATTCTCTGAATTGGTTGATACTTCAGTTGAGATAGCTGAAGAATGGACTAACGATTGGGATGAAGACCAAGGATTTGGTTCTTCCGATGGAACTTATCTTCTAAAAGATTTTATAGATACTATCATATCATCTTATACTAAGGGATATAAAACAGTATTTAATCCTTCATTAAACATAATTAAACTTTAAAAACATGAAAATAATAAAAGAAGTATATTCAGATGTTTTGAATAAAGATATTCAAATTACAAAACCCTGGTCAAAAGAAATGTATGACCATAATGATAAGGTTGCTGATATAATGAAAAAAGAAATTACATTTCAAATCAATTTGGCAGAAGAACTAGATGATTTCGATACCCTAAACGAACTAATGGTTCTTTGTGGTGGTATTAAGTATGGAGATAGTTACACACTTGGTGAATTATGGGAAGATTGTTTAACAGAAGTAGAACGAGTAGAAAACTATTGGTTAAATGAGGAATGGGATTATGCTGTTGAAAAAGGGTATGTAAAAAAAATAAATGAAAAATTTCTTGGATATTAAAAATAAATTTTGTATATTAGTACCATTATGAATAAAACAGATTTAACACAACAAGATGGAATGTATTATGTAGGACACTTAATCGATATCGATGGAAGTGGTTATGTAGATGAAGAAACTGCAGAACTAATCCTATTAGAACATAATGCGGGAGTAAGATGAAACCAAAGTTTAAACTTATAACAAGAGCGGGTATCTATGAAACAGATACTTTCTTTCAATTAGTATTAGAAGTACTAAAACATAGATTTTGGCATCTACGAACCCATGGAAAATGGATGGATTAACATATGATTATAGTAGAAACTAATAAAGAAAAAGACCAGTTTCTCGAATATTGGAATAACGAAGAATCTAAGATTATTCCGATTTGGGAAGATTTGGATAGACATCCTATGACTAATGGGTTGTCATTTTTGTATGTCCGATTCTCAAACTTAGATTTTATACTTCCTTTTAATCATAATGATTGTGAAAAGTTAGAAATAGATTTATCAACCTCGAATCAAACAAAGTGGATTTGGAACAAAAAAGGTTTCTTACAAACCGATATTAAGGTAAATAACCTAAAAGATGTGCAAACTTCCTTATTCTTTGAGAAATTCCAATTATATAATATACAATCGAAATTAGAGGGTTTAACGAACTTTTACTATCGTTTGGGTATAAGAGATGGTTTGGGTAAGAGTATCCCTATAATGAAGTGGGGTGAAGTACTAGAAGGTATTGTTGATGAATGGGATATAAATGATACAAATCTTTGGGTTGATGATACAATGATTCCTATCCTTTCAGATATCGAGAGAAAGGGTATCCAAGTCGATAGGGGAAAATTTTTTGATAGATGGCCAGATAATCGTAAATCTTTATGGTTTTCACACACATTCACCGAGTACAATCCATACACGATTACATCAAGACCTTCAAACAGGCATTTAGGTATCAATTATGGTGCATTAAACAAAACCGATGGTAGTAGGGATGTATTCGTTCCAAAGAAAGGAAAGTTATTCTTACAATTCGATTACGATGCTTATCATGTCCGAATTATTGGTAAGTTGATTAAATACGATTTACCCGATACTTCGTTTCACCAATGGTTAGCAGACCAATATGGTTGTGATTATGGGGAATCCAAAGGAAGAACGTTTAGAATCTTATATGGGGGAGTATCCGATGAAGATAGAAATAT